AATCCCTCACGGGATTCACGCTTCAATAGCTCATGCTTGGCATGATCTGAACATATTCTATCCCTGTTCAGACAGACTAGAAATAGTTTGTCTCTACACTTGTAGAACTACCTTGCTAAGTAGTTCTACTTCGTATAGAGTATCTGCATACTATTAAGATTCCTTTCTTAATTCATTGTAGACATCAAGAATTAGTTTTGAGAGATATTCTTTCTTAGCCGAATTAGGCTTCGAAAAATAACTCTTATTACTAACGATTGGTAAATACTCAACAGGAGCAACGTCGGGGTCTTGCTCATCCCAGATAGTCGATAGCGCAATGCTAAGGTCTAAACCGGTTTGATTTATGGCCCACACTAGTGGGTGAAGCATATAACCATCTTGGTTATATCCAAGCGCCCTTTCGTTATAGGGTAGCGAATTCGAATTGAATAGATCTTCTACCGGTTTGTTTTCCGATAGAATTCTATCAACTTCGAAAGTTTTGTCTGATATGTTTTGAGCCCGTTTGGACTTTAATAATTCATTAAAGTCTTCTCGGGAAATCTCAGCGGATCCGTCATCCCCTTTAAAAGGGAGCGGGTCATGAGATCTTACCCAAAGCATAAAGCGAAACTCCTTGTCTTCCTTTGAGCTTAGGAAATGATAAGGGCCATAACGACTCGTATCTCTGGAAATGAAGTCTCTCTCTAAGAGTATATCGATTAAATCAAGCATATTACATATGCTATCTTTTGTCAATATATTTCTTTTGATTGACGACATTTCTAGACCATCTAGAGCTAACCTTTTGGTAAACTCTATTTGGTTTTTCCTTGAGTCACCAATAACTGACTTACTGAGGTTGATCGGAATTCCGAACACCTCTGTAATTAGAAACTGGTATCTCTGGGCTACTTTCTTATTAAAGATTACCACGTCATCACCCAGTAGTCTATAATCATGGAAGAATTTGAGAGGTTTATTCCTCTTTATTCTATCTATGTTATAGGCATATTGGATGATGTCATGGTGCCACAATGCAAAACTTGGGAAGGAACTTAGTAAGCCTAAAGGCTGACCTACGCTCCATCTTACATTTTGTTTTGTGGCCTTTATGTAGAAAGTCCGCTCCGTCATTACTTTGAGCCAGGCATCACCTACGTTATTTCCTGACATCAGATTTAGACGGTGTACCTGCATGACCGCAGGTATCCTATCTGAAGCTGATGAAAGGTCAAAACAATAAGTCGGTTTGCCTCTACTTTCCTCCATAAGGGTTTTAAACCCCTTATCTTGGTTAGCAGTTGCATCCGTACTTATTTTTCGTAGGGTGTTATACAAGGAATCTTGTATAACCTTTAACGATGTTTGACTCCAGTAATCACCGATGGCAAAGACTCTTGTCTTACCAGCGGGTTCGGCTGTAAAGCCTAACCTACCTGTTAGATAGGTTTCTTCGCTGATATACGACTGAGCTTGCTTAAGTGCCCAATCGGTAATCCAACTCTGATTAAGTTTGGAGTTGAGTTCCGTGAGGGCCTTAAACAGCTTTGCGTCGCTTACCACGGCTTGGGCATCTAGGTGTGCACAACTAATCGCAGGTCCATTCGGACCTTTTGATAAAGTTGTGAACACTCTAGGTTCCAAACCGCTTCGGGTCTGTAAAGAACCTAAGTACCAATCGTACTTTTGAACGAATTTCGTAAGGAATTTATTAAAGTCCTTTCTCGTTTCATCGAATGTATCCCCGTATTGGGGAGCACCGGTGATAGAGTCAGTACTATAATCTATTTCTAACGTTATAAGTTCGTAAGATCGAGCGATAGTTAGGGCAACTCGAGAAAGAATCCTATCTCCTTTAAGGAATGGCCTTAGTGGCCATAAAGGTTTTGGGATTCCTCTCTTGTCGACTTTACAGAACGGAATAGGCTGAGTAGGAAGTTGTAAGGTTCTGTTACGAAGAAATTTGTAACATTCCTTATAACGTTCTAGTGCGTAACGTTTTCCATGAATTTTTATTGATTCATGGATTCCTGTTTCGTATTTGGTCCAAATCGCGGTAACCAATTGTATGGTAGATGCATCTAAATCCAGTGAAGCTATAAAAGCTGATCTGTTTTTATTTGTATTTGTCATATAATTAAAATGGGCTTTCGCCCTGGTTACTAACATTTGAATCATGCTCTCCCGAACGGATAAAGTCCGGTGCCATCAGTTAGTTAACGATGACCAAAGAAACAGAT